CAAGTATTCTGTATTGAACGATTGAAGAACGGACAAACTGTTATTTCATATACAATGTTCAACGAAATTCAAACATGGTATATCTATACTACAGACGAACAACATCAAACCTTTGTCAATAGATTTCGTAAGAAGCTTATAAAAGAAGAATGGGAAAATAAACAAAAAGAGATATGTAAAGGAACAAACCGAACAGCAGAATGTATAAAACAACATGTCTGATATCACTCCCACAGACGAGCAGACTAAAGCTATCAGATTGATAGCTATATGGTTCAAGAGTAAACCAAGAACACCTTTTATATTAGGTGGATATGCTGGCGTAGGGAAGTCAACTATAATTCCTTTTATCGTTGACTTCTTAAAGCTCGAACAACATCAAGTACATTTCTGTGCTTATACTGGTAAAGCTTCTCTTGTTCTTCGTAAAAAGGAAATGCTTGGTGCAACAACCATTCATCGTTTAGTTTATATTCCATATACTGATGCTGAAGGTAAACTAAAATTCAAAAGAAATCCTGCTTTACATACTGATTTAAAATTGATTGTTGTAGACGAAGCAAGTAATGTAGATACTAAATTGAAAACTGATTTAGAATCATACGGCATTCCTGTTCTTTATATTGGAGATTGTTTTCAGCTTCCTCCAGTATCTAAAGATCAAACTAATCTTATGTTGAAACCTAATTTCATTTTAACAGAAGTTCACCGACAAGCAGCAGATAATCCTATTATCCAGGTAGCACATATGATTAGGAACAATAAATATGTCAAATTTGGAAGACATGGAGATACGTTTTTAAGAACAAAGAAATTGCGTGATGAATGGTTGTTGAATGCATCTCAAATAATTTGTGGAAAGAATGATACTCGACATTACTGGAACAGACAGATCAGAAGAACAGGAGGAGTTTATGAAAAATATCCTGTTCCTGGAGACAAACTTATCTGTTTGAAAAATAATAATGATCTTGGATTGATCAATGGTATGCTTGGAAATTGTGAAGCATTCAATCCTAAAACCTGGAATTTAACTTTCAGAAATGACGATGATGAAGTCTGGAACTATCTGAACATCGAACCAGATATTTTTGCTGATACAAAAATAGAAATAAAGTATCATAAAGAAATCGATCAATTCGATTATGGGTATGTTATTACATGCCACAAATCACAAGGCTCACAATTCCCTGCTGTGCTAGTCTTTGAAGAAACTCTAGGTAGAGATGAGGAGATGCATCGAAGATGGCTTTACACGGCATATACTAGAGCAGAAAGTCTACTTATAACGATTGGAGCAGATTGATCTCTTATAAATAAAAGAAAGGAGATCGCCATGCAAAAAATAGACTTTCAAAAATTCATAACTGCTGTTCAAGCATCATTCACCAGAACCTTTAACCCTTCACAAACAACTGGACTTCAAAACTTAATAACTTATTTGGAGCAGGATGCAAACATGACAGACCTAAGATGGTGTGCCTATGCTCTTGCAACTTGTTATTGGGAAACTGGAAGAACCTTTCAACCCATTCAAGAGAATGGTCATGGAGCAGGGCATAAATACGGCATACCTGACCCTGTAACGCATCAAGTGTACTTCGGAAGGGGTGATGTCCAGCTTACATGGTTGGACAACTACAAGGAGTTCTCGAAGCTTCTGAGTGTAGATTTGGTAAATCATCCAGACTTGGCAGACGATCCTAAAATTGCATATGAGATTATGTCACTTGGAATGAGAAAAGGATTGTTCACTGGAGTTTCTTTAGGACATTATTTCAACGATACAACAAATGATGCAGTAAATGCTAGAAAGATTATCAATGGATTAGATCAGGCAAATACAATTGCAGGATTCTATACAAACATTTTGAGAGCATTACAAGGAAGTTTGGTATAAAAAATGGGGAGCTAACTGCTCCCCTTTTTATTAGTAACCCCTACGTTCCTTACTGGCCTGTCGTTTGGTAATTCCTTTCTCTGCGGCATATTCTTTGTTGGTCAGATCACCACCAGTACGTACAATACGAGCAGGAAGCTTGCCGGAAATCTTACCACGAAGCGATACCGGAACGGTGTTATCATACTTTACAACTACGGCTTTTTCTTTCATTGATTTCTCCTTTGGATTGATTTATCTATAGACAAAGATATCATATTCAACCAGAAAAGTCAAGAGATATTTTTAAGTTTTAAACTTTCAGAAATATGTCTTTTGTGTTCTTCAGAAAGATGAGTTCCTTTTTTCTTTTCTGAAAGTTTTTGTTTATGATCTTTCGACAATGTTCTTCCTCGTTTAATTGGTCTACCTTTCTTAGATAAAGATATTTTCTTACATGTTTCTTTTGAAACAGTTTTACCTTGTTCTGAATCAGATATTTTTTGTCTAGTATATTCAGAACAAGGTCTTCCTAAACCTATACCTCCAGCATGTCCTCCTATAACAAGATTGTATGTATCTTCACGTTTTACAAATGTAACATCAACTAAAACAGATTCTATTATATAAGCTTTTTCAGAAGATGAACAAAAATGAAGTATAGTTCGTTTAAAATTTTCTCTGCCATATTTTTTGATAGCTTTGGTTAAAGCTATTCCTCTACCAAGATATCCATCATCAATATTTTCGGTTGAATGTTTTCCAATATAGATTTTGTTGTTGATAAGATTAGTAGTTTGATATACGATATGATGCATAATATAGCTCCTTATAAATAGATATGAGGAGGACAGCAGTAGATAGCTCCACTGTTGTTTGGTTGCTTCGAACCAACCAAACTTACTCCTGTTTTATTTATATAAATAATAAAAAACCCGTAAGGAGAATGAATTATGTGTATAACAAATTTTTTACAAAACTGTGTTCAAAATAAAACAGAAGTAAAAGTTTTTCTGACAAACAAAACAATGTTAACAGGACGTATTATAACTTATGATGATGTTTCTTTTATATTAGAAAAATGTCTAGTTCTAATACACAACACAATCTCTATTGATCCAAAATAAGGAAATAAAATGGCAGGACTAACTACAATAGACTCTTTTAGGCACAATCTTAAAAGTATCGTAAGACCAAATAGATTTTTGGTAAATGTATTTCCTCCTTCAAGTTTAACAGAAGAAATATCTACAGAAGATTTGAAATTTTATGCTACCAGTGCAACCATTCCAGACAGAGCTTTCAATGAAATAGAATTGAAATATTATGGAATGACTTATAAAATGCCAGCAGCAGAAATCATTCAAGACTTGGTTATCAATTTTATCTATGACGAAGATTGGGAAGTCAGACAACTTTTCGAAGATTGGGCGCAGTTAGTTAATAATAGAAATGATGCTAAAAAAGGATATCTAAAAGACCTTTATAATGAATGTCATATAGATGTAAATCAACTAGATTTGCAAGGTAATATTATACAAACATATATCTTCAAATATTGTTATCCTAAACATGTTGATCAGACAGAACTTAATCAAGAAACTCCTGATACCATTGCTACATTTCAAGTAACGTTTGGTTATAGTTATTGGACAAACTAATATGACAACACCTTCTATACCAGCAAATAAATATACTGATTCATCTCTGATCTTTCATGTAGATTACCTGAAAGCTACATTCAACGATTTTGCTAGAACAAATCTGTATAAAGTCGAATTCATATTTGACAAAGCAACAGTTGTTCCTGAGTTTTTGAAATTAGAACTATTAGCAAAATCTGTAAACATGCCTGACTTTAACATAGGTACAAAAGAAATTAAGAGAATGGGACAGAGACTATATCTTCCTGCTACACAGAATTATGGAGATATACAAATGGTTTTTGTCTGTGATGATAATTATACACAGAAAAAAATGCTTCATAATTGGTTGTTCCAGTTAGTTTATAACACAGACGAAAATACTTTTCCGACATCCAGTAATTTTGGAAAATTTGTTACTAGAATATTACAATTAGATAACAAGTTCAATATTATTTTTGGAATAGAGTTTGGATTTTGTTGGCCTACCTCATTGGGCGAATTGCAACTGTCTCAAGAATCAGATG